CCGGTTCTCAGGACGCAAAGTATTAAGATATACTGGTGTTACCAATACACCTTTATACGCGTCTACACCACATGACTCTCGGAAGCTTCCGCTCACGAAAGTCTTATTGGTGTTTACCTTGCAGTTGTATTTTCGCAGGTAATCGAGAACCGTATCCGCATGCGCCCGGGGGACGACTATGTCGTCTCCGTAGACGTGAACGTCCCTCGAAACATTAAAAACGTTTCGAAACGTTACAGGAAGGTCACGCGCCCTTAGTAAGGCTATTACACATATAGTGTAAAAATACATAGCCTCAACAGGGAAACAGAGAGCGCTACCCATAGATGCAAATTTTCCCAATGGTCCAATTATGGTACCATCGGGCATTTCTGCACTCTTCGATCGACATGCATCGATTGCCTCCATCAAAGGAGGGTTAAATCGAAACATATCCAAGGCAAGTTGCCGTGGAACACGGTCACTGGCATCGGACAGATCAATCGTTGCTAATTGACCATCGATAGAAGCGGATAATGCAAGGTTTTGGTTGATCGACTGATCACGAAAATTAATGTGACCCCGTGTCAACCAATACGATTCGATCTTGCTGTAAAGCAAATTGCGAATCCCTTGTTGCACAAATTGCATGCAACATGGCTCGATAGCGATTATCCGTGGGCCCTTTAGTGTTTTCGGTACAGGAGTTACCTTAACAGGTTGTTCCTGCGCCTGGCAGATGATCGTAACATTTTCGAGCTCTCTCGAATCCAACGGTGTACCCAAGGGGTAACCGTTATCAAGGAGAGGGAAATAAGGCTCGAGACGGTCATGCCATCTACGCCAAACAAATTTCTGGTTTCCAGAAATCTTGTCAGCTGTAGCTCCCGGTCCGTGCTTAGGAATACATTCGGTAAGGTCAAAACGACCCACCAAATTACCCCAGAGCACAGAAGTAGTACGGTGAAAATCACCGTAGTCTTCTGATGGGAGAGAAAATTCACTAAAAGATCGCTCAATAGCGATGAAGCTCTCAAGTGCGGCATGCTCCCTTTCGGGAGTACACGCCACTTCCAACTTCTTGAACGTAAGGCAAATTTGCCGTACAGATTCAATAATAGTAGGAAGATCACTTGAAGCAATTGGAGCTTGTACATCGTTTAACATCCTTCCTGACTCCCGATCAAACACGAGACTGGTAAACCCTCCTAAAAATAGGGGGACTAACCCTCCCTTCCTCCAACGAGGAAAAAGAGTTGAGTCTACGCACTCGTTAGCCAAGCTTCTTTCGAAGTCTCGGCAAAATTGAGGCAAAGTGATTGTCAGAAATGACAAACCTTCGCGTTTGACCCGCGATCTAATTGTTTTCAGATCGCGTAAATCGGAGACATCAGCGGAACATTTGTTGGATGCATCTATATAGATACACTCAACTAACTCAAGTAGGTCACTTACGTTGCTTTTCATGTCACCTCCCAATCGGGTGGAAAACATCAAAACACGTATGCTCACCTCCCTGTCGCCACATCGGCGATAGGCATACTATCACCAATACGACTTAAAAGTGGGAACTAGCGGATACGAGTCTCACGACTCCTGTCCGTACAGTTTGCCCACCATCGTACTGTCTAACCAGGTTTTAAAACCGGTTAGCAATTGGTCGACCTGTGTTGATGTGAAGCCCACTTCTGGGCGATCAATCACCACATGGACTGCCAGTTCTTCGTAGTCGTTGACTGATGTCAACGGATCTGCGACGACGGCACGTTGTGTCACCTTGGCCAAGGAGCGAATACGCCCCTTAGACTTTTGGTGAGACACATCGAGACGAAAACTGTCATCAGCCAATTTGTATTGGGTTGATGTGCCATTGGATGAAACCTTTGGCATAGTTTTCGCGACCGCATTGACGGTGATAGTTTGTGGATCGGTAAGCATAGTGTCTGACTCCTTAAGTTAATAGTGGAGTTAGCCTATTCCCGGTCACTTCTTTTCCAAAGGAAGCTTCCTTCTCTAGGAGAATAGGTAGGTAGATACTTGATGGTTGGGTAGTCTCCAATTCCAGATAGTGGTTTTTACACCACCTGGCGACGAGATATACCTAGAGCAGCAAGTATCGCGAGTTGTCTTGGAGTTAATCCATTCCAAGACAGGCCAAACCCATACGGACTATCTGATTCCCGTCTGATTTTCACATCAGTTATGCGTGAAAACTCAAACGTTCGTGCGCCACCTGACTTAAAGGGCATGTACTGTTTAAGTACAACTTCCCTTGTGTCATGACGCATCAGGAACAGATACTTGGAGACGATTGAATCGAGGGCCCAATCCTGGGCTCTGTCTATGACAGAGCCAAAGTCGGTAAACCAATCGATCAACCAACTCCATGGCACAGCTTTATAGATGTTCGATGGCGATATTCTGGCACCATACATTGTCAACTGACGTTGTACAGTGTTGAATGCCGAGCCATAATCTGGCAATGTCGCATCGAATTCAGGACGATAGTACTTAAATACTCCAGAGGTCGTTATGAGGGAGGATTTCCTCTCCCATACCTCCCAACGGGGTGTACCATCGAGCAAAATGTTCACGAGGTCGCCTGCGGGTTCAACCCGCATTCCGACGTCGCTTGCAAGAAGCGTTTCCTGATAATCATCTAAGAGAGTCGCCCTCCTGTGTATCCAGCGATTATTTTCAAAAGTCAATCGACTCTTGATAGACGCTGCGTTTTGATATACGTGATAAAACTTACGTAGATCATTAATAAACGGGAGCCATCCAAATTGATGGTTGAGAAACTGGTTTGAAGCCTTCTTAGGGATCATCCCTATGGAGGTCTGAGATCCGCCAAAGGCTTTCCACGAATCGTGGAAGACCTCTGCAGAAGTCGCTAACATACGAGGTATGTCGCGCGCTTCTGCTGCGAATACAGCAAAACCAGCTTTCTCTAAGGCAGGCCTCGTTCTAGCAAAGGCCTGGGGACTCCAGCCTGATAAGGAAGGGATAAGGGGACTGGTATATCCAAGAAGCTGACTAACGTTAGCATAGCTAACAGGGTCGCCTTGGAATGAAGGGTTTGAAAACCCGCCAGTATATCGAACCGGTCCAGTGCCCACGCCCCAAATGGCGCGTGTCGCACTACCCGAGTCGTAAACCCCCTGTCCCAACACCTGTTGGGGTGGGAATTCGATAGATATTTTCGTGAACGGTCCACCAGTGTTATATGGAGGCCCGGCATGGACTTGGTCCATGACGGACTCCAATTTAGCAAATGGTGTCTGTGTTTGGATAAGTAGGTCGCCCATTGGCACCCACTTACCTGTATCCACAGATTTAAGCTCCCATTTTCCGATCTTTAAGGTCGGATCTTGATAGCCAGCAGTTTTCTGCTGGTTCTCATAAGGAGTTTGACGCGTACGAAATCGATAATCCCCTATAGGCATAAGTGTGTCTCCGTATGACAAGATAGGTAGGTCATGTGTGACCTATGCACAGCTCCTATCAGGAAAGTGGAAGATTTATAACTTCCGTTTAGTGATCAATCTTGCATAAATCATTGAATTTAGGGAAGATTCCCTTCCAATGGTTTTCACGTTCTTGTCCTTTCGGATAAGTTCGAGAATCATACTTAACGTAGATTCCGATAAGGAATTTACGAGAGTAATGATTTGCAAGATCTTTACGATCTTGGAGTCCTTCATATGTCCTCCTTTCGGAGAACAAAGAGCTCTCCAGGATCAGAAATTGATCATAGTGCAGAAGCTTAATACTTCCACGTATTTGAGGAAATGCGCCGCTGCATCTCCAGACACCCCCAAG